GCTTGTGTTCATGCGGTTCCGGCGTCTGGGGCCGTGCTGAACGTTCTCTGTGTTGTCTTCAACGGTCTGCGGTCGGCTGAGCAGATCCGGGTCTGTACGGAGCACGAAGCCAAATGAAATCGAATCTGCAAGGGGTTGAACGTCCTCAGGCCGCGGCCGGCCTGCCGGCTCTCGCCGCGTCGAGCGAGGAACGAGCGAGCGCGGCGAGCCGCCGGCAGGCTGTCCCCCCCTCACTAATAGGGGGGGAAAGGGTAGCCATCGGGCAGGAAGGCCAGACCAAACGGCGGTTTTCTGAAGTTCTGGAACAAATGGTCGCCTTGACCAATGGCGATACACGGTTGACGTTGCGCCGGCACGGTCTGAACGGCGATTCCGCCTTCGTCGATTGGCTCAATTTCACCGTCGGTGATGAATCCTTCGATTGGTCTCCGGCGAGCGTCGATATGAGCGAGGACCGCATCATTGTGGATGCGTCGTTCACGCTCTCTTCCATCTTCGGCTTCGGCGTCACCAAGAAACTGCCGAACGGGCGGAACTTCTACAACAGCAGTTACAGCCTGGGCGATGAGTGGGGCTTTGTGGCGATTGGTGGCCAGCGCAATACCGTGATGGTGAGCATCAGCGGCACCGGCCTTGCTGCGGCGCGTGAGGGTTGGGAAGGCCGGCTGCATGCCTGGCTCGAAACCAAAGCCAAACGGGCCAAGCTGACGCGCGTCGACGTGGCGCATGACTGCTACAGCGGCGAATACACGGTAGATCAGGCTCGCGACGACTACCGGGCGGGCGGTGCGGGTACTGACGGCCGCATGCCGGTCTGTGAGGAGCGGGGCGACTGGTACCGGCCGAATGGCAGCGGGCGCACCTTCTACATTGGCAAGCGGACGAACGGCAAGTACTCGCGCGTGTACGAGAAAGGAAAGCAGCTCGGCGACGCTCAAAGCCCCTGGGTGCGTGTTGAGGTCGAATTCAAGGCGGTTGACCGCCTGCTCCCGTTGGACATCCTTCTGCATCCTGGGCAATACCTGGCGGGTGCCTACCCGATGTTCGAGTGGATCAACGCTCGGGCCGAACGGATTGCTACCGTAAAAAAGGCGTTGGCCGCCGGATATGAACGGGCGATCACGTATGCCCGGCGGCAAGTGGGGGGCGCTCTGGCGTTCATTGTCGAAATGGAGGGCGGAGTACAGCAGGCGTTCAGTGTTCTCCGGCGGGATGTCGGGAAAATCCCGGCCTGGGTCAAGAAAGTAGCGCCAAGTCTCGAAGATTCCGCCGAAGCGGTTCATGAGTACCGGCGGCCGAGTTTGCCCCATGAAATGCTTCTCGAGCGGTCGGTTCTTCAGTGGTAGGTGGTGGGTGCCGGGGCGGTTCCCGGCTGTGGAGTTCTCTTGTTGAAGGGGTGTGTCATGATTTTCAAAACCAATTGTGAAATCGTTGGGGCCAAGATGTTCGAAGGGAACATCGAGGGCGTCGCGTACGACTCGACTACGCTTTTCGTCAAGACAGAGCTGGACGAGAGTCGCGACACTGCGCGCGGCTTCGCGACTACGGAGTACAAGTACGGCACTTCGGCCGAGTTCGCCAGGATCAAGGACCGGAAGTTCCCGTTTCTGGCCGAGTGCGAAATCGAGTTGACGACGACGGGGCGCAAGGACACCAAGCGCATGATTTCGATGCATCCGCTTGCGCGGCCGGTAGCGCCTGGTGGTGGTCCGGTCGGGCCGGGGGGTGGGGTTGCTGGGCCGGCGAAATGACCATCGGGGGCAAGTCGGGCGAGCTACTCGAAAAGCTTCTCGATTCCGTGTGGTGTGGGGGGGGTGTTCGGTGTGTCGAGCTGACGGAAAGGGAACAGGCTTTGCTCGCCGGTTTCGTGCTCGAGTCGGGCGAGGAGTTGGAAGCGATCGTTTTCAAGGTGGGCGGCTGGGCAGCTTTCGGGCTGTTCTTGCGCGGCTTTGCGGGCGGTCTGGGTTTGGGGCTGGGCGACTGTGCCAGTGCGGCGTCGGGTTGCGAGAAACCGCAATAGGGGTTCCGGCGAGTGGCCTTTTCTGCTGCACAAAAAGGGGTAAAGTTGGGGGCGGGCGTTGCGGCTCCGGGCACGTGTGCCTTGATTCAACGAGGGCAGCGCTTCGAGGTCCGGCGGTATCACTGTCGGTGCGGGTGGTTGAATCTGGTGGCAAGGTTGGTCGATCTGCGGACCGGGCGCGTTCGCATAGCGCCGGCCTGGCGGGGTAGGTGTGGTTCTTGTGGCGTGTATCTCGGCTGGCAGGATCGAAGCTCTGGGATGCAGCGCCGTTTATCGTGATGGGTGAGTCCTGAAAGGGGAATGTGATGTTTCGGTTTCTGTTGATTGAGTGGCGGCGGTTCCTTTTGTGGTGCGAGTTGAAGGCGGCGAATCCGCATCGGAGTTATACCGTCACGGCGGTCGATGAGGATCGGTTCATCATCGGCGAGCGGCGCAGCGCGGCGGAAAAACGCGAGTGGTACAAGCAGCAGCAGGAAGAGGCGGTGTACTTTCGGCAGCGGCGCGAGGCTTTGCGGAAGTTTGCGAGTCCAGAGGAGTTGAAGCAGTTGGATGCGCAAGAGAAAGCAGAGCGGGTGCGGTGGGAACGCATCGTGCAGCATGCGAAGGATTCGCAGAAGGATCGGGAATAACGGATTTTCCTTTTCACATGGGCTTGGGCTCGTTGAAAGGAGAAAGTCATGTCTGTTTATGGTACGTATGGAGTGCGTTGTTTTGGCTTCGAACTCAGTTTCACGCTGGTGCCGTATGGGCGGTATAGCTTGGAAATCTGGAGTGTTGCCGATAAGGCGTTTGTCGGTTTGCAGGAGTTCCGCACCAAGAGAGCGGCGATACGCGAAATGGAACGGTTCGCCCGCGTTGTTGGGGACTCTTTGCCCGTAGGCGCTGAGTGCTTGTGTAGGGTTGTGGATTCGAGCGGCGAAGAAGTCGATACGTTTTGGGCTGCGCCGCGGTTGGTTCGCAAGTTGAGCAGTTCCCGTTAAGTTAGTTTGTTGACCTGGGCCTCGGCCCATGTGTAAAGGGGAATTCATGAGTATGGAAGTGCGGGTTTTGTCGGTTCGGACGGTTGCCAAGGGTTTGCGGATTGCACATGTCCGATTTGGCGATCTGGTGGGCGATTGTCCGGCGGGGCCGGATGTGGTTGAGGGCGGCAGCGGTTATCTGTCGGTCAAGCCGCAGGTGCGCGAGGGGCGTCTCTTGGCCACGGTGCGCGTGAACGGAACGAAAGGGGAATAGGAATGACCGCGGCGGATTTCGCTTTGCTGGGGATTGATTCCCAGACCATTCTCGAGGTCTGGGGGTGGGGTTTTGGCTCGGTGGTGCTCATGTGGTCACTGGGCTTTGCAGTAGGTTGCGCCGTCCGGGTTATCCGGGCGGTGTGATGTAGTGCTCGGGTTCGAGCGAAGCGGCGCGGCGCTATCCGCGAAAACTCATTTTTGAGGAGTAGGAACGTGGCAGACATCTTTGCAGCGGTTGACCTGACGACCGTCGTTACTTTCGTGGAAACCGTCGGTGTGCTCATCGTGGGCATCGCCCTGGCGTTCAAGGGCATCAGCCTCGCGAAGCGCGGCATCAGCCGGGCCTGATCTCGATCGGCGCGGGTTCATACGGCCGGGCGTGAGTTCGGCCGTTTGTTTTTGAGGCAAGAAAGGGGTGTGTGATGACGGGTGCGTTGGTGGCGTTGTTCTGGGCGCTGGTTGCGGCGATAGGGGCGGCTGCCGCGCTGGCGTTCATCAAGGGAATGGGGGGTGGGCAATGAACGGGGTCAAGAGAATAGGCTGGTTTCTGCTGGGCGTTGTCTTGGCGGCCGTTCCGCTGTTGGCCTGGTCGGCCGGCATTGTCCAGTATGACCAGATGTACAACTCGCTGACGCCTTCCGGGCAGATGGCGTTGCAGTCTTATGAATCGGCCGGGGGGCGGGTGCAGGGGCGAACGTATGCGGGTGGTGCCGGTCCGGAAGTGCAGGTCAGGACCGTCATGCGTGAGGTCGTCACGTCTGGCCGTGTGCCGGTCACAATCGACAACGAGATACGCCAGAAGGTGCTCGCCAAGGGAATAGGGAAGCTCGCAGTCGGCGCGATGCGCGGCACCGTGCAGGGCGTCGTTATCGGAACGGCGATTGATGCGGCATTCGATGCGGCGGGTATCGAGTGCGATTTGAGCGGGTGTCGGGTGGCCTTGGTTGGGGAAAACTGTCCGGGCGGGGTTTGTACGATTGCCGCGACTGCCGGGCCGGGTACGGTTGTGCCGTCTGTGCATGTATGGCGGTTCAATGGAATGGGGGCGGCCAATCGCGCGACTTTCTCGGAAGCGCGTAATGATTGCATCGTGAATCATGGGGCCAACTGGTGCAATTTGCATTCTGTCTCGAATATGGGTTGGGGATACCGGCATAACTTCTGCTTTCCGGACGGATGCCATGGTTCCTACTACGGTGTTGATGAAACGATCACATGCCCAGCCGGTAGCGTGAAAACGGCACCGTCTGGCACGGGCGTGTCGGCGACGTGTGTTGTGAACAATGCGTACAGTTGCCCGGCGGGCCAGGGGTGGACGTTGAGCGGGAGTCAATGCACGCGTCCGCAATGCGCGGCGGGGCTGAACCGCAATCCGGCGAACGGGCAATGTGTAACGCCTGCGGCCAAGACTGACGACGAAGCCGCAACGCTGACGGGTCCATACTTCTCGCCGGCCGATGCCGAGGCGCTGGTTCGTGAGGTCGATCAGGCCGGCCAGGCCGCGCAGATCGAGGCTGAACCGCAGGAGGTCACCGGGCCGGCTTCGGCCTCCTCGCCGGAAACCACCACGCAGCAGACGACTGGGGCAGCGCCGAATCAGACGATTACCAACGTCACGAATCAGACCATCGTGAACAATACCTACAATCAAAGCACCTGGAATTACAACGTGGTCAACAAGACGACGACCAAGGATGCCGCGGGGAACGTCACGGACACGAAGGAAGAAGACGTGGACGAAGCGGTGGCAGTCACGGATGCCGCCATGCCGGATGTGCCAAAGCTCTATGACCGCAAGTACCCGGACGGAATGCAGGGCGTTTGGAATACCCAGAAGGCCAATTTGACCGCGGGCGGCCTGGCGGGTTTGCAGTCGGTTTTCGTGCCCAACATCGCGGGCGGCCAGTGCCCGACGTGGACTGTGAATGCCAACATTGGGCCGCATATGAACTTCGGCTCGGGAACCATCAGTCCACCGTGTTGGATTTGGGACGCCATCAAGGCGATGGTTGTGATTACCGCGCTGTTCCTTGCGCGGAGTCTGATTTTCGGGGGGTGAGTCATGGGGGCGATTGCACAAGGGTTGTCGTGGATTCTGGCCAAGATTGCCGCGGCGGTGGCATGGATTGGCAAGCTGTTTGTTGCGGTCTTTGTTGCGGGTTGGGATTTCATCCGCGATGCGGCGTGCTGGGTGTTTGAGGAAGTGCTCAAGATTGCGATTGCCGCGGCGAATGCGGTGGATGTCTCCGGTATCGCCTCGGCCGGTCAGTGGTGGGGCAACGTTCCGGCGGACGTGCTGAACATCATGGGGCTGATCGGTCTCCAATACGCTCTCGGGATTGTCTTTGCCGCAATTGTTATCCGCATGGTGTTGCAGCTGATCCCGTTTGTTCGGCTCGGTAGCTGAGCATGATCAATCTGCTTCTGGGTCCACCGGGCGGCGGCAAGAGTTACGAGGCTGTCGTTTATCACGTCCTGCCCGCGCTCGCTGCCGGCCGCAAGGTCATCACGAATCTACCGCTGAGCATGGATCGTTTGCGGGAGATTGACGCCACGTATCCGGCGCTCGTCCAGCGGGTAGAGGATCGGCTGGGGATGGTGTCGGTTGAAGCATCGGTCGCGGGTCGGTATCGCCGTGTGGGGGCCGTCAACGTCATGCAGCAGGGCATGGTGCGGGCTTTCGCCACGATGGCAGACTACGGGGATACGTGGCGTCACCCTGTAGACGGTAGCGGGCCGTTGTACGTCATTGACGAATGCCACCTGGCGTTACCGTTGCGGCGCACCGAACTGGCGGTCGAAGAATGGTTTTCGATGATCCGCCACGAAAGCGCCGATGCACTGCTGATCACCCAGAGTTACGGCAAGATGAGTCGCACGATTGTCGACCTGGTGCAAGTCTGTTACCGGGTGCGCAAAGCAACGGCTTTCGGGGCGGCCGGCCGGTATATCCGCAAGGTTCAGGACGGCGTTCGCGGTGATGTGGTTAATGAAGCCGTGCGCAAGTATGAAGCCAAGTATTTCAGCCTGTACCAGAGTCATACCAAAGGCGGCGGGGCTGAGCTTGTTCCGCAGGATATCGTTCCGATCTGGAAGCGCTGGCCCTTCATCGGTGCGGCGGTCGCTTTCCCGTTGGCGGCGTTCATCTTCTTTGGTAGCGGGTCGCCCAATGTCCTCAAGCCTTCGGTTGTTGCGCCGGCGGCAGTGGCAGCCGGGCCACAGCCGGCGGTCGCGGCGGCGAAAGTAGTGGAAAGCGGCGAGGCCAAAGCGCCGAAGGTGCAGCGGTGGGATGCCGAGGCGGGGCATCCGTTGGCGGGCCGCACGTTGCATGTCGTTGGCCGGCTGGATGGCGGCGGGAAGCGGGCGTATGAATTCGTCGTCGCGCAGAATGGCCAGGCCGTGATGGCGATTACCAGCGAACAACTGGTCCGGCTGGGCTACAAGGTTGGGTTGGAGCGCGGCGAGCCGTGCGCGGTGCGGGTGGGGTATGAGGATTGGGATAGTTGGGTGATTTGCGATGCGCCTACGGTGGTAGTCGGGGCGGTTGGCGGCGGTAGGTCCGGGGGTGCTGTCACCGTCGAACGCAAAGAAGCGGGGGGGCCAGGCGCTGGGGCTCCGGCGACGGGGCCGGCCGATAGTGGCGGCCCCTCGGTGGGTATCGTGCCGAATGGCAGAGTGGGCGACCGCAAGGCATGAACGGCAGTAGGTATCGGCGTCGCGTCAGGCGCGCCAAGCTCGAGATACAAGGCGGGCGGTGTTTCTACTGTGGCGCGCTTGTGGAAGAAGGGCAGGTCACGTTGGATCACGTCGAACCGCGTAGCCGGGGCGGTAGCGGGCGGTGGTCGAATCTGGTAGCGAGCTGCCGGCCGTGCAATGAGGCGAAGCGTTCGCAAACACTGCGGGAGTTTCTGGAAAAAGGGGTTCCGGCGAGTGGTCTTATGCTGCACAAAAAGGGGTAAAGGTGATGGGGCGTCGTGTCGGTCTGCCAGGTGAGTTTGTCGGAGTCGAGCCGGGGGCGTTCTACCCGTGCACGCGTCTGGTGCCTGCGGAGTTTCAGGGGCGGGGCAGGTGGGTGTCGGGTCCGTTGCATACCTTTGTCGACGACTACCGGCAAGAATTCTGCTGGCGGCGACCTCAGGAGGGGCTGCTCATGGCGTTGGCGGCGGGGGTCTGCACTGCGCCGGATTTCACCGTTTGGGTGGATGATCCGCCTGAGTGGCGCCGGTTTCAGGCGTGGCGCTCGGCTGTTGTTGCCGGGTACTGGCAAGCGAACGGGGTGGATGTCCTGCCGGTTGTCTCGTTCGGGTCCGGGTGCGAGCGGTTCGTCCGGCCTGGGTCCACCTGGGCGGTTCGGGCGCCAGGTCGGGCCGCGGACGTGGCGCGCTGGGTGGAACGCGTTGAAGGGTTTGTCGAGCTCGCCGGCGTTGGGCGGTTGGTGCTTTTCGGGGTCACGGGCGCGGCCAGGCTTGTGTTCTGGGGTGAGGCGTGCGGCGTTCCGGTGGAGGTCCGCGCGTTGTGTGTGCGCGGCGGCCGCGGCGCGGTGGCAGACGAACGTCAGGCGGCGTGATGGGTGGGCGTTCGGAACGCGAGCCGTTCGTCTTGGATGATCGCGAGCTGTGGATTACGGAAGTCTCCGATGTCCGCCTCAGCAGATATGAGCGGATGCTCAAGAGTGCCGGGGCGGGCAGGCGTCAGGATGGTTCGAGCCGGGCAGACGGCGGCCAGTATTTCAGCGATCTGATCCAGCGGGAGATTGCGCGGCGGGCGTCGAGTCTGGTTTGATGCGAACGTCATAGCCCAAACCAACAAAAACGGCCGTAGGGCCGTTTTTGCGTTGGGGGCGGGGCGTCTGTGGAGCAGGGGCTTATTGCGGGGGTTCCTGGGCTCTCGGGGGCACGTCGGTGGGCGAAGCCGTGGGCTCGGAGAAGGAAGCGCTCGGAGTGCTGGCTTTCGTGCGTTTCGGTGGGGCGACCGGCTTGGGCGGGGTGCTGGCCGAGGGGTTCGGCTGGGTGAGCCGGTCCAGCAAGCGGGATTGCTCGGTGATCCGGGCTTCTGCTGCCTTCAGTTGCGCGGTCAGCTTGGCTTGGTTCTTGTCGAGTTCGATCAGTTCCGCGCGCGTGTCACGGATTTCCTGGGCGAGCTTGGTGTTTCCGGCGGTCAGTTCGTTGTTCAGCGTTTCCAGTTGTTCGATTTCGGTCTGAGCTTCGAGCAAGGCGGCGTTGGCCTCGGTGATGGTTCGGGCCGATTCCTTTTGCAGTGTCGCCAGTTCGGAGCGAAAGTGTTCCGTTGCAGCGTTCCAGACCAGTTGAGCGGCGCGGTTCAGCGCGGCGGTCACGTCCTCGGGCACCTCGAGGTCGCCAGGCGTGGGCGCTGTCGCCTGTTCTCTCCATTCGCGAAGCAGAGCGGTGATTGTCGTAAAGCTGCCGCTGCCGATGCTTGCGCGAACGGTGGCGACGGTGGGTTGCTGGCCTGCGGCGCTGATCTTGTCGGCGATCGCGAAAACCTGGGCACGAGTTACGGGGGGCATGCCTTATCCTTTCTGTAGTGTAGTGTAATGTGTAGTGTATTTTACACTGTAGTGTAATGCGGATGGGGATTACGGTTTGCCGTGTGGGGTCTGGCGAGTACCGTTTTGGGGAGTCGGGCGGCGGCGATCGCTTGGGACAACAGCAAGCGGCGGGCCAGCACTCGGGAAGCGAGCGAGTTGGCCAGGTGGGGCTGGCATTGGGTCGCGTCCTGGATCGCCTGCCGGTATAGGTGAAGTTGGCGCAGCAGATAGGGTTTCATAGCGATGCGTTCCGGATGAAGAACGAGGGGTGCAGCGCGAAGTGCGGCTGCTGGCGGTTTTGGGTTATGTCCGTGCGGACCGTTGAGCCGGCCGGCAGCAATACCGGCGCGTCCATCTGGTGGAGGTCGATTTCGTCGTCTTCCGCGTATGCGGGGATTTGGGGTGGGCTGTAGCGGGTGCCGTATGTCGGGCGGCGGTGCATCATGTCGAAGTATCGCAGCAGCAAGGGCAGGGGCGGGCGGGCCGTTGTCGACCGCGGGTATCGGGTGGGGGTGGTGTGGTGCATGTGGCGGAGTCCTTGGGTTATTGGTGCGGGTGGAGGGCGACGTGTTCCAGGCTGATGCCGTGTTCTGCCGCGAGCGCCTGGCCGGCGGGCGTGAATTCCAGCCAGTGCAAGCGGTCTTCCTTGAAGGTCTTCACCAGTCCGGCGAGTTTCATCTGGGTCAAGTGGCCAGGCGTCGCGCGCGTTGAGGGGATGTTTCCGCCTATCAACGGGGTGCCGGACCAGTTGCAGGCGTCGGCCGCGTAGGCGAGGAAAAGCTGCAGCGTTGCATGGGAGAGGGGCGGCCGTGTATGGTCTGCTGTTGTCATGGGGTTGCCTTTCGGGTGGTTGGGGTCAGAGTTGGGGCAGTGCGCGGATGATGGCGGCCTTCGTCGCGCTCGGGATCAAGTAGGCGCTCGGGATTGGTGCGTCGATCATGTAGACGGCGCGGCGAAACCAGACGAACACGGGTTGTCCGGTGACTGGGTGCTTCTGGGTGGTCATGGTGCGCAAGTACAGGCAGCCGGTGGTTGCGTCGTAGAAATCGCTTTGGGGCGGCGCGGGCAGGTGGCGAATCAGCCTGGCGTGCAGTGACCCGATTCTGGAATTGGTTTTTTTGGGCGCGATCTGGGCGTCTGAAGCCTCAGCGTTTCGGGTTTGGCTGTTGCCGGTCGGTGCGGGTTTGGTTTTCAGGCGTTGCATGTTTCGTCCTCCTCAGTGGTTGATCCGTTCGTCAGTTAGCCTCGCGAAGCGCACCGCCTATAACGGCGAGCCTGCGAGCCGTGCCTTTCCTTCAACGAACGCAAGCAGGCATGCCAGCGTTTTTTGCTGGCGTGACTGGTTGCTCTCGTTCAAATTTCAGGCGGTGACTGGGCTAACTGATGAATGGATCAACCACGGCGGATGAGGCAGACCCGGAAAAGCTGCACCGATCGGCAACAGCCAAACCCGAGCAAGCGGCGGCTTTTTCGCCGGTTGCTCTGACTCGCGCAGAGCGCGCGGGGTCATCTTTGCAACGTCTCGAACTTGACGGGCGACTGGCGGTTCTGCGGGGTTTGTACTGGCAGCTTCGCTATCTGAGGCGCGGCGATTCAGCCGGCCGGCGGCGGCTTTACCGGGCCATAAGGCGTGAGCGCGAAAAATTTGATGGAACGGCTATTGATGTGGAGCTGTTGCGGTTGTTTTGCCGGGTTTTGGCTTGTCCGGGGAACTGGCACGCTGAAAGGCGTTACTTGATGCGTTTGGCATGGCTTGCTGAGGAAGCGAGCGCGGGGTCTTCGAGTGCGTATAATTTGTAATGTGTCGCTTAATCTCCCGTATCTATCTGTTTCTTTGGTTGTTTATTCCTTTCTGTCACTTTCATAGTGACATCTTTGTATGCTGGCGTCCTGTTCCGCTTCTCGGTCTCTGTTGGTGGGGGAGTCGCGAAAGGTAGCCAGTGCCGGCGGCGGGTTGGGTCGTTGTCTCGCTGTAGCTCCATGTCTGCAATTACTTGAATTATTGGGATTTGCAGCGTCTGAGCGACTATCAGGCAGGTGAAGTTGTCGAAGGCGCGGCGGTTGTGTTTGTAGTTGGTTGTTGCGGGTCGCGTCCATCCTAGCAGCAGGCCGGTAGCGCCGTCGCTGCGGGCTCCAGTTTTTCGCTTTAATTCCTCTAGATACTCGGCTGTTGTCTTCATGTTGGTGGGGCTTTGTCGCGGTCCTGCTTTCAGGATAGGTGTACTGCCGTGCGTTGACAATAAACACGGCTGTGTATAGTTTGGCGGCGTTTCGTTAACGGTTGTGAAGGGTCTTCGGTGGCCAGTGTCGTGTCTGATGGTTTGCTGAGCTTTGGCGGCGGATGTTTTCCGCTGGTGCGTTGCTCGGCT